GTAGGCACCGGGACAGACCTAGGTTTCTTGTACTCAGCCATATCAGCCTCGCTTTTGTGCAGCAACTTTAGCCAGATTGCGGCCCATCTTCTTCATGTCCGCATTGGTCTTGCCGACAGTATGCTTCTTTGGGCCTTTCTCAACGCCCATGGTCGGACCACTATTGCCAAGATTTTTGCCTTCAGTTTTGCCCTTTTTGGCAATGCCATCGGCAGAACGTGTGTAAGCCATTTTATGCTCCTATTTCAACCGTAACTGTACCAACTTGGGCCTGCAAAACCAAGTAGTTCGGTGTCAATGCAGTATCAAAACCGCTGGCTCCCCCAATAGGATTCCAGCCCCATTGAAAGACCCTGCTACCCCCATCCGGAACCCCAGTCTGATCCTCAGACGGCCCCGTCGTGTTCTCTATCTGAAGCCCATTTAGACCGGACTGGTAGTAGCTAATGTCTGGCCTCGGCTCCCTAACCGCTTGCGGGTCGTATACGGGATACATCCCCAACTGCAACTGAGGATGATCGGGGTCCCAGCATTCCGGGCAAACTTTGATACTGACCTGTTTGGTCTTAATGACCAGCTTGCGCAGTTGGGTCAGTTTATAACGCTGTCCACAGCGGTCGCATTCCGCGATTGAGTTCTTGCCAGATGCGTATTTTGGACCAGCCATACGTCACCTGTAATTGATGATTCGTGGCACAAACCGAATGCTGGCCTTCTCGCGGTCTTCCTCCGCCGCCAACTGAAACTGCTGTTCGTACTCGGTTTTCAGTCCAACAACCCGGTTCATATCCATGTTTGGCAGCTTCATGGACATCTTGTAAGCCAGCCCAGCCACCATGCATTCAAGGAACCGGAACGGAATATCAGGAGTAGTAACCCCAGTCCCGGCATCCTGAATTCTGCGCATCCGCCAGTACACGAACGTGTACAAGTTTGACTGGTCCGGGGCGGGCCACACGTTGATCTGCGGGTAAGCAATCCCACTAACCGGCTCAACGGCACCTGACTGGCGGTTGATCCACACCTGAATCGGTCGGCCTTGGGCGTTCTTATTGGGGATTGTGGAGTACGTAGACTCCGAAATGCGATTGATGTTGATGTCCTGCTGGTTCAATCCAGTCCCAGTACGGGTCACTTGGTCCAGCAAATCAATCGTATCGACCGGCAGATCATAAGTGATCGTGCCTTGCACTAGCGGAATAGAGCCTTGCTCAATAGTCCACAGGTTGATCCCACGGTTCGCCCACTCAATCGTCAGCAGATTCAACGACCGACGCGCAGTGCGCATGTCGTAACCGGTACGCAACTCGCTACCGCAACGCTCAAATGCCTCTTCGATGAGGTCATTTACGTCCAGATTAAATGCTGCGGTACCGGTGGTAGTCATTTCATGCCTTTAAGAGTCTCAGCCAGCCGCGCCCGTTGACCCAACTTACCCGGCTTTTTTGCCGCCGCTGCAAGCTTCTTGGCAGGGATTGGCTCACCCTTTTTAGCGCCAAGTTGAGCGCGTAAGGCACCGGGCTTCTTAATAGCTTTTTGAATCCACTTCTCAGCCATTATTTTCTCCGGGCGGTTTTAGCCGATTGAACAAAAGCTTGAGCCGTTGGAGCGCCTTTTGACCCCGGCTTACGCATTTGTTCGCCAGACCCCGCAGCGATTCTTTTACGCTTGCGATTGATATTTTCATACAGACCCACCTTTCCGCCAGCGGCGTATTGCGTGAAGTCGGTGTCATCTCGACGGGCCTTTTTGACCCCTTTGGGCATTTTTGACGGCGCTATTGCCCCCATGCCGCGAGATGCCCTCATACCATCTTGCCCCGCGTTTTCCCACGCTTGGCGCAGCCATCAGCAGCACGGACGTAGCCGCCTTTCCTCATCTTTCCAAGCTCCGGAGGTCTGCTCGCTGCTTCTCTCTGCCTTCTTGCCATCCGCTCTTCGTTGGCTTCATTGATCATCCGCATTTCTGCGGCGGTCATTTCCTGAAGCTTCGGATCGGCAGTCGTATCGGCTGCGGTAACTTTTTTGGTAGCCATCTCAGCACTTCCCGCCGTGACGCATTGCAATCATGGTGCCTTTGGTCTTGCCTTTCTTGGCAATCCCGTCAGCCGCCTTAACAAAACCACCGCCCTTCAGTCCAGCGTGAGCTTTAGAAGCAGGCATGCTGGCATGCTTGGCGAGCGACATTCCGCCCTTCTTCATGCCTTTGGCCTCCGCCATCTCATGCTTAATCATGGATTTCGGAGCGCCCTTCTTCTTCATAAAGCCGATTTCTTTCTGCATCATTGCTTTAGATTCTTTCATCTCGCCACCTTCTGCAAATTTGCGGCCCTTATCGGCCTTAATGAACTCTTGCCCCACAGACCGGGGGACACCCGCTTTTTTGGCGAACGCAGGGTTATTTGCCACTGCCGCCATGAAGTTATGCTGCTTTTTGCTGGTGCTTGGCATTTCAGCAGTTCCACGCCCTAAGACTTTTATTGATCCGGCTATTTGGATCGTTTGCAGTCTTGGTCGAAGTTAACTTCTTCTTCATCCCCTTCATCCGCGCACAAAAGGAGTCTCGGCGCGACCCTCCCTCTGGCTGCGGCGGCTTTAAGCCCGGTTTGCCGGGGTTGGCTCGGTTGTAAGAGGCGCGGCCCTTGGCGTTCAAGCCGCCACTTTCCGCTTTCCCTTCCTTCCTCTGCCATGCCGGGGACTTAGCCATAAAACACCACAACTGAGGCAAGGCTGGTGATTTCTGCATACACATCTGTTTCAAACAAAATCCCTTCACCGGGGATCAAGATATTTGACACAAATGCTGCATTAGGGGTGTCTAGTTGGAACTTAATCGTTCCTGTTACCCCGCCGTCCCTAAGAATCAATTGCCCTGCGGTGTTGGTATCCGAGATAACAATCCCGCGAACCCGAGTGCGCCCAGCAAAAGCGGTTCCCGATTCCGTCAGAGACGCTGCGTTAACGTCGGTTTGCATCATGGTAGATGCCCCCTATTAGCCAGCGGAGACTGTCAGAACCCCAGAATCACTCCACAATTGACCAGCAACTGACGGATCAGAGGTCGGCAGATCAGAAATAATGATCGTCGTACCGTTAATAGTAACGGTGCCGGTGGTGGTCAGAGTGGTGCCAGAAAAGCCGTTTTGCGAAACGACGGGACCGGAGAACGTGGTCGTAGCCATAGATTCCTCACATGCGAGTTGCGGGGGTGTTCTGTCTGCATGTCGTCAGCCGGGACTGTCAGAACACCGGATAACCCCGGAATAATGATGTTGTATCACTCAATAATGCAGATGTCAATAAAAAACAAAGGGGGCCGAAGCCCCCTCTGCAAACCCTTAACTACTGGGTTTTAGCCTTCCGAACCATACATCCCGAGCGGGTCCGACCAGCCGAAGCTGTAACGCTCGCGGGACTTATAGCGAACGTTGCCAGTATCGAAGTCACCGTCCATGGAATTCTGGAGCGGGACACGAACAAAATGCTTCATGCCGTTAGGAACGTCGGTCGTCAGGAACCACGCATTAGTGTCGGTCAAGAAGTGGTTAACGGTGTATCCCTCGGGGATCGAGCCGTTGTTCTTGAGCGCATTAATGTCGTTGTCCGCCGTCGAAACACGCAGTTCGGTTTCGAGCAGACGGGTTGCAACGAACTGGAGTGCCGGGGGCACAACCAGTTTGCGCGGCTTGGCGGCGATCAGCAGGCCACGTTCGTCAGTCCACGCGGCGATCTGGATGACGGCATTCTCAAGAGAAGTCTCATTCAGGTCGGTCGGGGTTGACGGGATGTTGCTGTTGGTACCACCAGACACCAGCGGGTGAGCGTTGGAGAACAGAGCCTGACCGTCGCCACCTGCGTAGCTACCAGAAAAGCCGTTGTTCAGAACCGCCGCAGCTTTCACCTGTTTGGTGTATGCCATGGCACGAGCCAGCGCCTTGGTATAACGAGCCGAGAGGCTGTCATACAGGTTGTCCTCGATGGCCTCTTCGGTCAGCGAGAAACCCAGAGCGATGGTTTCGTGGTTATAGCGAGCAGTCCAAGCTTCCTGCGCATTGTCATAAGCAATTGCGGAGCCTTCGTTCTTCACCGGAGCGGCGGAGAAGCCAGACAGCTTGGTTTCCTCTTCAAACGAACGCTCGGAGGTCTCGGTTTCGTAGATCTCCTTGTGCTCTTCGCCATAGCGTGCGTACTCCAGACCAAACAGGGCGTTAAGACCCGGCAGGAGTTCTTTGAGTAGTTGTGCGCGTGAAATAGCCATTTTTTACTCCTTACACGCCAGTGGTGTTGTTATACGTATGCGTGTTGATCTTGACGATCATTTCAACATACGCATCCGAACCGGTGGCGGTAGCAGGCACAACGTCAACGATACGAATCGGCAGAGTGTTAGTCGTATCCGTAGTATCGTCAATAGCTTGCTTAGAATCACCAGTATTGGGATTGCCAGCATTCAGAACCACCGAGGTGTTCTGACCAACTGCCGTGCGGCCCAGAGTAGCAATCGTCGTGCCCGAAGACACAACAGCCACTTGGAACAGAGCAGTGGGGTCATCAACCACGTAAGCCACCACGTTCGTGACGCCAGACGACGGAGCGTACTGAGCCTGAACGGTTTGACCCGACGAGTTGGTGTACTGAACGCCAACGCAAACACCAAGGGCTTGCGGGGCAGCGGTACCGTCAGCGACAACTTTGCATTTGCCAGAAGACAGCATTTCAACTAGATCACCATCGTACACAGCACCGGAATCAACCGGCACCAGACGAGTTGACCCTGCATACGGGTTGCCACCAATACGATTGATGGGTTTGAATCCGTATGGGGCCGAAACAGTGGGGTAAGCCATGTTTTAACTCCAAATATTTAAGATCCAGATCCAAAGCTATGCGTGGATTTACGCTCTTTAAACAGCGGCATCCTCGGGTCGCTCTGGCGCATTAAATTGTTGTCCACAGCTTCCGTCTGGGCTTGGGTCTGGTTCCGGTAATATTCAGAACGCTGACCGACAAACTCTTCCGGAGTCTTGCAAAGCAACAACCCGCCAATCTCAATGTTGTCTTTATACCGACTATTGGGATCGACTAGCAGTTTAAATTTAGGCTGCTCCTCAATACGAACCGGCTCCCAACCTTCACGGATTTTGCTCGAAAGGTTACGTGGGTCCAGTTGATTGAGCATCGACACGCGAATCCAACGATAAGCAAACCCAGCCTGCTTGTCCGGCTCAGGGAGTAACTCGGCGGGTGCCCACTGCTTAGGACGTTCGCTCGTTGCTCGGGTTTCTAGTTCACGTTGCAATCTGTTTTCAGCCATTTTGGGCCTCCAATTTCATTTGTGCCAGAGCATATTGCTCGGGCGTCAGTCCAAGTTTCTTTGCCAACTGGACTTGGCTTTGCCGTAGTCGGACCTTATTGGAGGCCGTGCTGCGCGTTGCCGGAGCCACAACAGTCGCCGCTTTTGGTTGCGCCTGTTTGCGGACAGGTTGTTCGATTTCCTCTTCTTCCTCAAAAGACTCGGGAAACCGCTTTCGCATTGTTTTGTCCAATGCTGAATAATATTCATCCGATCCAATCGCCACTCCGCTCTTCTTTAGCTTCTCATGCAAGCCATAAGCGGCGGCTGTCATCTCGTCGTCCTGCCCGAACCAAGGATTGCGTTCTTGCCACGCCAAAGCTTTTGAATCAGGCTTGGGTACGGAAGGGATCTGTGATGCTTGTGGAATTTGTACATCATTTTCTCCCTGATGTAAAGGGGTGGGTTTAAAATTCTGCGCCTGTTTAAGCTTGTAATTAGCGTCCTGTAGGGCTTGGGTAGCTTCCAATACCCGGTCAGTATCACCGCTTTCATACGCCTCCCGATACGCCTTCTTTGCCATCTCTAACTCAAGAGTGGCAGCATTCTGGACGGTATGGACAAATACCTTTTCGCCAGAGCTTAAAACCCCGCGAATCCGCTGATTTTCATCCAACAGTCGGCGTGCAAGATTAATTGCCTCTTGCTGCTCCCGTTGGGCGGCTTCCTTTTCCCTGCGCTCGTCGTGCCAAACTTTGCGCATCTGTTTTAGACGGGCCTTTACCTCGCCGTCATACTTCTCAAGATCGTCCTTCTCCAACTCCTCGACGAGAGGCTTGGGCATCGGGTCACGGCCACGGTCTTCTGGCGGCGTATCGTCCTCAATTTCAATCGAAATTTCGTTGGATGTATCTTCTACAGCTTCAGATTCATCCGGAAATTTAAACTCCTGCTGTTCCATTTCAGGCATCTTGTCCTCCTGTTATTTACGTTTAATTCCGCGCGGGTCGTCAACAACACCCTCCACGGAGTCATCATTAATAAGGC